GGTCAGGATCCCAGAAAGATGTACGAGCCACAATCAAGTGTTCAGTTCCAGACACAGGGATACGACTTTGGATCGATGAAATCTAATTTTATGAAAGAATCTTCTGTTCAGTCATTACTTGACGAAATACTTAATGAGAAACACACCGAACTCAATTTAAGTGGTAGTTTCGGAGAGCCTGTTCGTAGTAAAGATCAGGACGACAAGGCATACATCAAAGCGGCACTATTTAACGCCATGAAAAAACAAAAAGATAAATAAGGTACACACCTAAAGGAAACTATCAATGGACTACAAGTCACACAGAAATCTGTTACACTCAACCGCAAACATTTTACTTGAAGGTAAGGCAAAGAAGAAACAAGAAATCAAGGTCGGTAATTACCAGACTCGTTTCTTCTACATCTGTCCTGGCGCACAGTCAGCATTTCCACAAATCGAAGAAGAGATCGGTGGAAAGGACGCTGGTAGGTTAGCTGCAATGGCAGACGCTATCTTTAAGATTGAAGCTGATGTTAAGAGTTCTGGTCCTAGTGAAAAGAATTCCGAGATGGCTGGACAGGTGTATCAACAACTCATGTCAGCAGCAAACGAACTCGGTGTTGCCCAGAAACTAGATTTCATGGAAGGACATATGGACATCATTGACGGTGAAGAAGATGAAGATGATGACGGTGTTCCAGACAACGATGCAATGATGTCAGATGGTGGTGATATGATGGACGCAGGTGGTGGTGTTGTAGGTGAGAGTTACATCATGGAACGACGTAGACAGATTCGCAACATTATCCTTGGAGAAGAGCTAGATGCAGTCGGTGAGGAAGATGATGATGTAAACAATGACGGTAAAACTGATAAAACTGACAAGTATTTAAAGAATCGTCGAAAGAAAATTGGCGCAGCCATAAAAAAAAAGGAAAGTAAGCGGGGAAGACGCTTATTGAACCCTGTCAAGGAACAAATGGATCGACATCCGTTTGATGCTGAGTCGGGATCTCGTGGAATTGATGTAGCCTCTGTCCATGATCATATCGAAGATCACGGTGGCATTCCGATCACCCCGGACAATATCGAAACGCATGATATTCACCACACAATTGATAAGTTTGATGATAGGACAGAAGTGGGTGTAAACGTAGGTAGCGGTCCACTCAGTGGATCTGCAACTCAAATGCATGTGTTCAGAACCCCATCAGGACAAGAAATTCATGGACTTTTCCCCCAACCCAGACAAATTGGTGGATCGGCATATGATCAGCACCCACTATTTCCCGGTCAACGAGTGGGTTCGAGTAGGATTGATGACGTAATAGTTAGACACAGCATTCCAGAGAGAAGTGGCATGGTTGAGAGTTACTTACCAAAAAACTACACTAAGAGTCGTGGTTATAGCAGAAAAGAAATACAAGAAGCCACTCAGGACAGAATAAAGAAAATTACCAGATCTAACGCTAAAATCTCAGATTCTCACCCCGGAACAGGAAGAATTGGATGAAATCATACCAACAGCTCATTTCTGAAGCTCTCACATCACAGCAGCGTGTAAAACGTTCCATGATAGCCCGTAAAACGGCAAGAATGCGTAATGTGAGTCGTCAGAGAAAGAAGACAAGAAGAAAAACAGAAGCTGAGTTGCGTACCAAGACACGAAAAGCTGCCAGAAAACATGTAAAATCGAAATATATGCGTGGTCAGCGTTGGGAAGACTTACCTTACGCTGCGAGAGAGCAGATCGAAAAGATGGCAGACAAAAAACGAGGTGCAATTGAGCGTCTAACCATGAGACTTTCGCCTTTTATTCGTCAAGGAGAGGACGAAAGGCTAAAAAAAGCTAGAAAAAGACGATAAATCTGTTGACACACCCGATTTTTGAGCTAAAATTGTGCGTATGAAGCAAAAAATACCACTTTTTGATCGTTTTAGCTCGTTCTTGGACAAAAATATGCCAGAAATGACAGTTGCTGATCTTTGCACAGTAATTTCTACCATGTTTATGGTGGCACTCTGCATTTACATGCTTATGAGAGGTTATGTGATCTAAAATGAATCCAATGACACGAAAAGATGCGGTTGCACGACTGTCAACCCACCGTTGTCGAGTAGTTTTCACTAAAAAGACTACTGGGCAGCTAAGAGAGATGAATTGTACCCTTGACCCGCAGCATATGCCTCAAGGAGCATACGAAAGTCTTGGAAACTACGACAGATATCGCCCATATACCTCAAAGGGGACACAATCCACTGTTGTGCAGGCATGGGACATCGATAAGAGTGCTTGGCGTAGCTTCGATATCAACTTTGTACAGATTTTTGAACAGGTAGAGGATTAATTCATGTATAGACTCCACATTGACATTCCATTAGGTTCCGATGAAGAAGAAGCCATTGAACAGGTAAGGTCTCTTATGCACTGGCACTTTTCTGATGCAGATGCACAGGAAAAGCTCAAGACTATAATGGGTGGCGTTGATCAAGTGAACTACCGACTCGGTCATGACGAAGATCGTCAGAAGTCCAACTATCTCAACAAGACAGAGAGCGGTCACGTAACAAATAAGAAAACTCGCTTGACGTTTTCGGACTGATACCTTATAATAGGTAAACGGGCCGGAAGCGGATGGCATTAGCAGCACCGCTTATAACGGTGTCCTCGTGGGTTCGAGTCCCACCCGGCTCATTGGAGATATTATGAACATTTTTGTACTTGACGAGTCCCCAGAAGAAGCTGCACGTATGCAGTGCGACAAGCATGTGGTCAAGATGATTCTAGAGAGCGCACAGATGCTCTGTAGCATCTGGCCAGATGGGAGAGCACCATACAAAAGAGCATTCTACAATCACCCATGCACAAAGTGGGTGCGTGAGTCACAGGCAAACTATTTTTGGTTGTGGTGTCATGCTATGGAACTCTGTAGGGAATATACTCGTCGGTACGAAAAGACTCACAAGAGCGAAGATGTAATTCGTTGGTGTAGTATGGGTACAAGGTGGTTTCATGAAAAGGAAGTTGATATTATGTTTGATCATGAAATACTCACACCTTTCGCACAGGCGATGCCTGATGAGTACAAGGTAGAGGGTGATGCAGTCCAAGCATATCGCAACTACTATATTGGAGAAAAAGCCCGGTTCGCAACGTGGAAGGAACCGGGCTTGACTCCAGAATGGTTCAATGAAGCGGTTTGTGTTTAGCCACCTTCGCTGGGTGTTCCAGCGATAGTTGCTGCAATTTCATTAAACTTGTCTTCACCAGCGTCTTTGACACCCTTAATCGAAGCAGTCAGTCCACCAACGGAAACGGCGGTGACGGTGACGTATTCGGCTGCGTGGGAACCACATTCATCAGATAAAAACATTTTTAGTAGTTTTATCATAGAAGGTCTCTCTTTTCTGCTAGGAAATCTGCGAATGATTTTAATTCGTAACTTTCTTTCTTAGTCTTGTTGCCCCAGTTGGCAGCACCAACTTTACGACACTTGACTAGCGCACCAGATGCGTATGCACTTGGCCAGACTTTATATCGAGATTTGACCTTGTGGTAGCAGGCATCTTTTTTGCCCTTTTTCTTATCTTCAGCAAGATTGAGTAGATTTTGTAAATTTAAATATGATTCCTGTTTCACGTTCTTCGCCTTCCCTTTTCTATTTGGGTTTGGATCTTCTCTGCGCTTTTTAGCAGCACGCTTATTTTGTTTTTCTTTGCTTAATTTAGCACAATCATCCGGGTCTCTACAGTATGGCTTTGTCGTCTGACCGGGCTGCTTGGCACATGGTTTTCCGTGATACTTACCACCACATTGAATCCAACCCTCTTTGTCTTTGCCGAACCAGTCTTTTAATGTATAACCATCATCCTTTGCCGACTTACCATCACGCTTTTCTTGAAGAGATTGCTCTTTTAGTTCTGGGTGAAATTTTAAAGTTACTTTTTTCGCGTCCCTTTTCACTGATGTTCCGTCAACTAATACTTCAATTGGATATGGTTTTTGTTGTCCATACCAATATGCCACATCATATCCACCGTCATCCAGTAACTCGACTAAAAGTCCCCTATCATAGTCCTTGTCTTCGGCTTTAAGAACTTGCTCTTTCCCGCGAGGGAGGGTAAGATCGATATTTTCAAAAATTCTTTTCATGGGTGCTTGACTTTCCTTTTAGATAGACTACAATATTTATAAATCCAAGCCTCCGTAGCTCAGTTGGTAGAGCAATCGGCTTTTAACCGATTGGTCGTTGGTTCGAGTCCAACCGGGGGTATTATGAGTAACACACTGAATGACAAACCATGGATGAAAATCCCACACACAGACGGAAGTCAGAAAGTATTCTGTAACGATATCAATGGATCGACACCTCGTTGTCTTGATCTGACATCAGAAGAACTTACAGATGTTGTTACTCACCACATACAGGTACGAAAAGACGAAATTGCTGTATGGGAAAACTTGCTAAGAATACAGAAGGAATGGATTGATGCCAAAGCGAGTGATTGATCAGTTTGACTTGGAAGCAGAGCGAGAAGGTTCTGCAATGAAGAAGCACACCGTTCTCCGAGTTGGGTGGGGTAAGGGTATCACGAAGCAGCGCAACATGCACAAGCGTGGTGATGAGATTCAAACTACTCGTGTAGTGAACCGAATGGGAGTATTCAAGTGAGTAGAAAACGAAAGTATATCGAGAATCCCAGAGTTGACTACACAAAGTGTTTCTGTTGTGGTGGATCACTGGGTGATGATAAAGAACGGCATCATTTTCCTGTTCCACACCATTCCTTTGGTGAAGAATATGTAAACGTCTGTCTTGACTGTCACGATCTAACTGACAGGAAAAATGTAATCAATTGGAGTTCTTTCATACTCAATCACCTGTGTGGGAACCATGATATGTTGCTGTCCCCGAAAGCCATTCAGCTTTTGCAGGCTATCGTCACAACGCAGACAGATCAGCTAAATGATTTTTATGGTGATGAACTCGAAAATTATGTTGAACATTTCCAAGATGTGTTGTATGATTTCAGTGAAGAAGACGCATGGGAAATGATTGATGGTTGTACAGAATCCGGTCGTCCATTGGCTATGAAGCTCATTTCTAACTGCTTCAATCTACAATAAAGAAGGAAACAATGAAATGTTTTGTATTGACTGCGGCAACGAAATTCCAGAAATTCGTCTTGAATTTTGCCCTGACACTGACTATTGTATTAGTTGTGTTGATAAACATTCTACACCTGTGGTGGCTCGTATGATCTATAGTCACAAGACGGCAGGTGAGGTGTTCATTGCAAAGGGCAAAGAGAACTGTAGAATCCTAGAACGAGAATATACGAGAGCACGATGACAAACAGAAAGATTGATTGGGGCGGATACAAGCCCATGAGTGACGCAGAGAAGAAGTGTGCGAGTCAGCAGCAGTACGCAATTACTGCACTTCTGATTATTACCGGATTTAATTTCATGTTCGGTGCTCTTATGGTATATGGTCTTGTGCCTGTATGGCTAGGAATGGCTGCCTCTTTTGCCATGATGATTGCCGTTGTCTGTAAGGCACAGAAAGATCTGCTGGACTCGGATGAGAAGATGTGGGAATCATCCGATAAGTTCCGTAGTCGCCGTTGATTGTATGGAGAGTAGCTCAGTGGTAGAGCCATCGGCTGTTAACCGATTGGTCGTGAGTTCGAATCTCACCTCTCCAGTTTCCAAAAAATATTCTGAAAAGGTATTGACAACGTCAGAATATAGTGTATAATTAGTGCATAAGCAAATCGGTTGTCTGGTTAGATGCGACAGACAGTTCCGATAAAACAACTACTCGCATCAGATTTAAGGAGCGTTGGTAATGTCCAACACTATGACTAAGAAGCGTCGTGTCATCAACTATCTTGCTACTGGCAAGGGTCTCACCTCAGCGGAAGCTCGCAGCCGCTTTGGCGTTGGTAACCTGCGTGCGACCATCAGCGACATTCGCGATACGGTCGAAGCCTATGGTAACTGGGCAATCACCTCGGAGGAGACTCCCACTGGTAAGACCCGTTACTTCATGGAAGACACTCACCCCGGTGAGCGTTCCTATGGATTCGACTCCATGGGTACTCGCTACGCTCTTTAATTCTTATATATAAAGAGTAGTACAAATCTTGATGAGGTCTAAAACCCTCGTCAAGAATTCGAGAATGTGCGGTGGAATATAACTGGGAAGCGTCTGCCCAGCCCGCACGTTCTTTTTTTATAAGGACAAACAATGGAAGACAAGACTACATATGAGTTTTGTATACTTTGTGGACCTGAAGACGATGCCCCAGTAGACGCAGAATGGGAAACTGTTATTTGTCGCAAGTGTGTATACACAGAATCTCGTGACTACACAGATGAACTGGTAACATACGAATAACCAAATAGCAATTAGCGCATGAGAAAAGGACGGCATATGCCGTCCTTTTTTTTATCTATTTTACCAAACATTCGATTGCAATTATACATAGAATAGTAGTTAAATACTATTGTTCCGTTATGAATTTTCCTAGTGATGCGAAGTCGAATCTTGATCCGAGCATTTACATAAGGAGAAACATAATGCTAAGAGCAATGACTGGTTTGGCTTTGTTATGTCCCGTGAGTTTTATTGGTAATGGCGAATCACTTGAAAGGATGAATTTAGATATGAGTTATAGCCCACAGAATGAGACAGCGATTGCGTATTGGACGCGACCACAATACCTTGATGTTCGAGGTAGAATGAAAATTGGTGTCGCAGCCTATGCACTAGAAGGAATTGAAAAGGTTGAGTTTTATTTAGAAGGTGATGTTCCTATCCAACTAGATGGTGATTTTACTCTAGATGGTCGGGTAGACATTGATGATTTAAATTATATTTTAGAAAATTGGAACACTACTGGTCCTCGTGAATTATGTCAAGTGCTTGGCAATTGGGGATTGGTTGTTAATAACTCTACAGTGATTGGTACTGCAACTGAAGAGTTACTGAATGACGAGACTGGAGAACTTGAGTATTTCTTCGAGTTCGACAGTACGCAGTACCAAGATCTAGAAAGAGTTCGTATTTGTGCCAAAGTTTATCCAAAGGTAGGTATTCCCAGACACCTTGAGGGGAACTTTCAGGATAACAGGAATGTTTGTGGCTTAGATGTATATCCATTCAACTCTGAAGAGCAGTTCCTCTATGTTAGCGGATCTGGTAGTGACACGAGTGGAGATGGTTCTGTTGACAATCCATTCGCGACAATTGGACATGCTCTATGGTTTGATTCTCCCGAAACTATTGCGGGTAAACACATTAAACTATTAGAGGGTGACCACTATCTTCCCGCCACACCAGATGGACTCGCTGCGAGAAGGAGTAATTCATCGGGTAGAGATCTTCTGCGATGGGTTACCATCGAGTCAGGTGTTGATCCCGAACTATGCCCAATCATTGGCAGTGAAGGAGGTTGGGATTGTAAGATTTACTACAAGAACCTACGAGTGACTCCACGGACGGAGGAGGATCAGGTAGGACTTCTTGGTGGTGGTACCACTCGTTCCATGCAATGCTTCCACAACTGTCATATTGAAGGTGTCACGAGGGAGCCTCGTAAAGACATGATCGGTCGTAGTGGATCTCGTATCTGGTCAATTGGCACTTCGTGGAGAAGGCAGTTCCAGCCTGCTATGAGAATCGTTGATATTCAATCAACATACGATCTCATTTCTGGTGATATTTGCCTTGCTAACTGGATCAATCTGATGTCAAATTGCACGGTCACGAATCGTGGATTAGCATTCGATCCGGACTATCCAGATATGCAGACCTCTGAAGGTGTACATACCGACTTCTTCCAATCTCATGTTGGTGGCAACTTTACGGGTAGGTTAGATTACAATAATATAATCATTCGCTATAACACTTGCTGGGATCACAGCGGTGGTCAGATGTTCTTTGGTAGTTTTAATCAAAACGAAAACCCGGATAGCATTTTCCGAGACATGGCAGTCATTGGTAACAGACTGGGTCACTGGGCCGGTATCACCGAAGACATGTCAATCGGTGGATCACTTGCTGATGATGTTGGTCGAGCAAGAGTATTTGCGTTTGGTTGTGTTAATACACGTAACCTACTCTTCCAAGACAACATTATCTTCGGAAAGGGAAACTGGAACGGTGGTTCGAGTTATTACGTAAATGAACTAGGAAATCCTTATTATGTCAATGTCAAGTGGTCAAGAAACTACAGAACACCTGATAAGATTGACCTATGGATGCCTAAACCAGACTCACCCACTTTTACTGGTCCGTTCGATGAAGAGTGGGGCGCACGGGAGGATAGATTCGATCCCGAGACTGATACGATGCCTTGGATAAGTCCAACCACTGGCATTTACTATGATGGTGACTTTAGTGGTGGATTTGCTAGTCATAAGATTCAGGATTACATTCCCAATGATGATTTGCTAGAAAACTTTTGATAGACTTTACAACTGAATATATGAAAGGCAACTCCCTTCGGGGAGTTGTCTATATATTGTGATAGGAGAAAACTATGGGCATTATTTTTAATACATTCAGAAAAAGCCAAAAAGAAGCAAAGCATTATTATCATACTACAGTCTTGTATGGTGAGAAAGAATATGATATACTATTGACTGAACATGAAGTCAAACAAGCAATCTCTCGTGCAGGTAAAAATCCAGAGGATATACCAAAAAAATGGCATGACTATATTTTGTTTTGGAGATAATTATGAGTGGAAAGCATTCTGCCGGTAAAGGTGACAAGAGTAGAATTGTTAATTTTAAACAATATCAAGAAAATTATGATAAAATTTTCGCAAAAAAGAAAGTGAGTGATAAAAATGGAAGTAAGAATCGTAAGACTAAGTAGTGGCGAAGAACTGATTTGTAAGTATGAGACTGATGGAACAACCAGCAAGTTGAAGACTCCTGCTGTATTGATTCCCATGCAGGGTGGTCAGCTTGGTATGATGGGCTGGATGCCGTATGCAGACTACAAGGAAATTGAACTCGATAACAAGTTCATCATGTTTGCAATCAAGCCTCAAATTGAACTCATGAACCAGTACAATGAAAATCTTGGTAATGGACTCGTTGTCCCCAAGAAGGACATTGCAGAACCAAAGCTCACTCTTGCTACCAAGTAAGAGGAAGGATTAGATAATGGCTAAGTCTCGTGGTGTAGGATCATCAGCAGAGTTTCGTGGACGTAAGGCTGGTAGGCCTCGCAAGTCAAAGAGAAACAAGTACGGTCTGAGGAGAAGTGGTCGTAAGAACTGACCATCTGCGGACGTAGCTCAGTTGGATAGAGCAGCGGACTTCTAATCCGCAGGTCGAAAGTTCAAGTCTTTCCGTCCGTGTTATATTATGAATCAAAAGAAATTTGATAAATTGGCTGAAATTGCATTACCTTATGCACTCCAAAGCGAAAGACAGAAAAAACATGTTTCATTGATTCTAGTTCGCAATAAGGTTGTTGCAATTGGTACAAATCAACTCAAGTCACATCCACAAGCTAAGAAACTTGGTTATAGATATGATGAAGTTCATTCGGAACTGGACGCACTACTCAGATGCAAAGAGAGAAAGAATCTTGAATTGGTCAACTTTCGTTTTAACAGGTTTGGGGATCTTCGTTTATCTCGCCCTTGTTCACTTTGCTGCCCGTGGTGCAAAATGATGTTCGATAAAATCTATTATACAACCCGAGAGGGTTACGAAAGGTTGGGATACTAATGAAACAGTTCACGCTTATGGAAGAAGTAATTCACATTCCTACGAAGAAAAAGGCAACAGTTACTGCTACCAAAGTTGATGGTACAGGTAGACATCTCATTGAGATCAAATATGAAAATGGCACAAAGGGTTGGTCATCACCAGATGCACTCAGTACATTTATTCAGGATGATGTTGACTATGCTGGTGAATTTATTACAGAATAGGTTGATTTTACGGAGTTCTGTGTTATAATATACGCATGGCTCCGTAGCCCAATAGGCAGAGGCAACGGACTTAAAATCCGTACAGTGTGGGTTCGAATCCCACCGGAGCTATTATAAATACAACGGAGAGTATGATGAATACATTAGCTACTATAATTCTTTCTGTTGTCACTGAATTATCATCCCCCGATTATGTCATCTATCCTGTAGGTGACATTATTCGTAATGTGCCACAGTTTACTGACGCTCCTCGTTTTAGTCTTGGTGGTTGGTCAAGAGAGGAAGATACTAGCAAAGGATATGCTGAGTCTGAGGAGGATAGAATTGATGCTATCAGAATGTTCATACAAGAAGATCTCAGGTCAAAGGGATTTGAATCTTTAGTTTTCTTCTTTGATGGTAACTTTATAGTAAAATACATATAACATATGAATAAACGATCAGTACTAAATTTTGCAAGTAAGTTAAAAGCACAACCAACCGTGCAAAATTATCAGTATCGATCTGAGAGCACACAGAAAGCAATTGATAAATCTAATCAATTCTATAGAGAAAATATAGAAAAAAGAGAACAATTGTTAGAACAACAGGTTGCATACCGTGAGCGAGAAGCTCAACGACCACCTGTTCAACAACCACTCAATATCATCACTTTGCGTAATGGTACTGAGTGGTATTTTGATTCAAATAAAAAGAGATTTATAAACACAAAAACACAAGAAGAATTGACAGTTGAGCAGTGGCACACATACAATACAATGATTTTCTTACAATCATATAGCTATGCTAGTGATAATGATGTTCCCTTTGGGTTTAGCATATCATTTAGTCCATCATCGATGGACGCTGACGGTGTTACTTCATTAACGGCAATACCAACACTATTCGATGCAAACGACGAACCTTTCACAACGTTTACCTTTAGATGGTCCTATACTGGACAAATTAACGCATAGATTATTGGGATATATTAATGGCATTCTTTTTTAAATATAATAACGGTGACACCAAGGGCATAACCTACTCAGATGAGCTAGATTATTATGAATATAATGATTTTACTTTCCCCGCAGGAATTGGTCAACCATCATCAATATCTAACAATACTAATATGCAAAATTCGGGGATCAGTGCATCTATCAAAAGAATAAATTCTAATTGCCGTTATAGCACATTAGATCTTACTGGTGTTTCGACAAAGGCTAGAAGTTACCGGGGAATGTACCCAGATTGGAATACTTCTGCAATGGGTGAAAAAGATTATTCCAGAATATCCAATTACAACCAGTATGAGTGGCCGTTTATACTAGTAACACCCAAGCATGTTATAGTCGCAAATCACTGTATATGTGAATCTTTTGCATGTCCAATTAATATAAATTATGGACATGGTACAAATATCATACAATTCATTACTCCTTTAGCAGAAGGAATTACCGCAGAATTAGATGTCGATAACTATAGAAATCTTGATCAGATAAAGGGTGTGACCGTTGGACCTCAGTTTGGAGGGCCTGGAAAGGGGAGTGATATAGCAATCATACCTCTAAAAGAAGCAATACCATATTCAAAAATTGGTGGTGCGACTGGTCTGCATATAATGCCATTATTGGGGACCGCAGCACCAAATCCTGATGTTGGTCATAATTATCCCACGGGAACGATCAAGTGTATGTTAACGTCACAAGGTATAATGCTGCATACTTGCACAACTAAGTCGGTGACCAATAATCTGGTATCAATGGAAATGATGGAGGATGACGATCAGGGATCGTTATTACCATTTATTGGTGACAGCAGTTCTCCTCTTGTTTTGCAGTCCAAAACCCATGGAACAGTTCTGTCTGGAATAGTTCTTAGTGGCCGAGAATTAACAAAAAGTTCGGAAATGGGGCGCTTAACTCAGGTTCGTGATGGTGCTGCTCACGCTAAAGGACTCTCCGGTATAGATGAGATTGTGTTTGAAGATGGTGGCTATACTTTGAATTGGGTTTATGCCGATGATTGGTTAAGAGTTCAGGACATGTTGACACTTAGTACAGACAGTTCATATACTGGAAGTACTGCAATGAATGGTAAAGAGCTTGTATGTGAGATTACTGCAACCAGACCAAACATAAGAGGGAATGATCTCACTTCTACCAAAACACAATCGTTTAGTTATGGTCTTAGTGGTGACATTCCACCATATGATGGATTTACTGGCGAAGTAGCAATCAGTGATGTTCTCGCGAGAAATTCTTTTTATGAAGGAACGCTACTGTACTTTGATAGATTAGTCGGTAATACTGCATATCAGGATTCATTCCCACCAGTAACTGCATTCTGTAATCTTGGAATTGGATCAACTTTGGGTGCAACTGGTGATATCGTTCTTGCGGGAAGCATTGATGGTGACGATAATGAATTCTATGTGTTTACTTTGCCTTCGAGTGATATTGCAGGAAATACGTTATATGCTAACTTCTATACACAGAATGCGTTGGGCACAACCGGAGATCCGGATCTATGGGTTGAACTTGGTAAAGCAATTACACTTGGTCATGGACCTACATTTACTCCGGGATCTTTCTCGTGGAGTGATGAAACACCAAGTCCCGGTGATACAATCATAGGAAGTGTTAGTGGTTGGACAGCAAATCCAGATAGAGGACAGAGTTCTTTCCAGCAAACCGGTCTTGGATTTTCCATATCACCTTCAACGGTTAACTTTACCGGACCTACGTTTGGAATTACTATCCCAGCCGAAGCGGAAGCTGGAAATACGCTAATTGTATCCGCAGTTAAATATATTAATGTATATAATAATGCGCTTGCATTGACAATTCAGCAACTAACAATATCTTAATATACTGAACCACTATTCGTGATTGATGTAGATCCAGATTGCGTGCTTTGATTGCCGCTTGCATTAGTTGTTAACGTTGGTACAACATTACCATATGGATATGAGCCATATACCTGTATAGCAGAACCCATATTTGACCTAGATTGACTAAAGTAAAATAATTGATTTGGTGTCAAATCATTTGGAACTATGGTTAATATTCTAGTTCGTTTTTTGTTATCAATCACAGTTGAAAATCCAATGTCTGTATATACAGTTCCACCAGCATGTGTACCGTCAGGTGTTTCTGACAATACAAAGGAACTTATGGGATATTCTTCGTCCAAGAATATGTACATCACACCTCTAGAAAGTCTAAGTGCTGGTTGTACCACATCATCTATTGTGAATAATAGTTTACCATCAATTTCTCTGGTGCCGACTCGTTTGAATTCTGTTGAGGCTGTGCTGAATGGGTAGTCACCTGTAGCATTTCTTGATAATTTTCTCTTGTGTGAAATTTCTGTGGTAATACCCTTTAAGTTTTCTGGTATGATTCTAGGACTAGAAGAAAAGGTAAGGAGTTCTCTACCAAACTCATCTACAGTTATTCCAGATATGGTTAGCCTGGCATTATTATTAGATGTTGCTATGTCGATGTAATCACCAACAACAAAATTTTGAGATATAAAGCTGGTATCTTGTCCCGTAGTGTAGTTTAACAGGGAATTTAGAGTTACCCCCGAAGTCAAACCAATGGCTGATGATATCTGGGGGACACTTTCAAAAAATCTAGATTGGTAGTAGTTAGTTTCCATAGTACTTCCAATAGTAGAAAACGTACCAAGTATTTTGAAATTATCATAGTTACTCAGGGTACATGATGCAGATAAATCGGCAGTATAGTTGTTTATCGGATCATTGTAGATTGCTGTTGAAATTGTGAAACCACTAGCACCAGCCATTGACTTGAACAGCACATCAATATAATCTTTATCTTTTTGTATACCAGAGCCACTATAATCCAGTAATATCTTACTACCTTCAATAAGAACATTTGGCTTTGATGTTATATTTTGATTTGGTATTATAAGATCATCTTTGGAGTCTATAAACTCTAACCCATAAAACTCAGCAGTTCCAAGATCTTGAATATAGAAATTGGTTCCAGCATAACCATCTCTTGGATATCCATGGAGGGTATTGTCACTCATGATAGATTACGAACCAAAGTAGTATAGAAGTTGTCCGGTTGCCCCAGCAGTAAGGAACACAAGGTTTTGGTTTGATATTTCTAAGAAACAAGACTCACCTGCAAGTAATGGATATGCAAGTGTACTTCCAATATTACTTGTGTGTCCCATGTAAATTGTTGCAGTGTTCGTTGAACTGGCTTTAAGTTTTATACCACTGCTTAAGGGGAATGCGGGCAAAGAAATGCCCGCTTGGTTATATACATGTTGCATTCCTGCATTGAGCGCGGTAGGCATCGATACAGAAGTAACAGTTACATCACCGGTGATTCCCATTAAAATGCCGTTTGTATTTCCTTGAACTCGTAATGCAGCATTTGCATTTGTAACACCAACTGTTGCAGACACGGTTGCGTTTACAGTTATTCCTGCGTCAACAATCGATACTTTGAGTGCATCACCAGATACGCCGATTGCAGTGAGTCCAGAGTAAATCTTAACTGGTGCTCCAGTGGTTCCGTCCCGATCTAGTAGGGAAACCGTTCCAGTTACACCAACAATATCTCTTGTCGAATTTAGTCCGGCAATAATTCCACCAGTAACTCGGACCCCCTCTGACCCCGCAGTTACACTGACAGTTCCCTGTACAGTAATTCCAGCACCAGCAGTAGATCCAGCAACCTTGAGGTACTGGTTACTATAGTTGGCAACACCAAATTCACCACAACTACCAACATTTCCACTAACAACAATTGCCACATCACTACCAGAAACAGTTATCGGTAGTGGGGACGTACTGGTTACTCTAGTGGCTTCTCCACTGTTACCAAATACGATCTTCTGAAGAGGAACATGGGCATCGCTTAGATTAACACCACTGGTTCCGAAATCTGTGCCTATGTTTGCAGTTGTTCCTACTGTTTGTACGATCATATTTGACGCGGTATCTGGCATTATTGTATTCTCCTACAGCCCTTTGAACTAAAATATATATAATGGTTTGACATACAAGATATATGATGTATACTAATGGAAATAGGAGATTCGAGTGCTTTTATCCGAAAATGAAAAACGAACCTTCTCAAACAAAGTTGAGAATTATGTGAAAGAAAGGGGTGGTTCATACATTGATGCCGTGCTATCATTGTGTGAAGAATATGAAATTGAACCACCCATTGTTGCAAAGTCACTATCAAAGCCTCTCGTAGAGAAGATACAGATGGAAGGTCAGGATCTCAACCTCCTTCCTAAGCCAAAAAACACATTACCAATTTAAGTACAGGGGAGTTCCCTGTGAATTTTTTAGTCCGAGGTAGTTCCTCGGGAAAGGTTACTATTATGGATTTTTCAGATTTTAAACGTAAGTCGAAGAGCAATCTTGATGAACTCTCCAAGAAGATTCAGGAAAGCTCAGGGAGCAAGGACTCATACAAGGATGATCGCTTCTGGCGACCAGAACTTGATAAGTCGAGTAACGGGTATGCAGTGATTCGTTTCCTGCCTGCTCCTCCCAGTGAGGATCTTCCTTGGGCAAAGCTCTATTCGCACGCTTTCCAAGGAAAGGGTGGTTGGTACATCGAGAATTCCCGAACCACTCTTGGTGAAAAGGATCCCCTTTCAGAGATGAATTCAGAACTCTGGAACAGTGGTCTTGATACAGACAAGGACATTGCGCGTGCTCGTAAGCGTAAGCTCCAGTACATCTCCAACATTCTTGTGATTAGCGATCCTGCAAATCCCCAGAATGAGGGTAAGGTGTTCCTCTACAAGTTTGGTAAGCGAATCTTCGACAAGATTCAGGAAGCCATGGAACCTGAGTTCGCAGACGAAGAGAAGATCAACCCGTTTGACTTCTGGGCTGGTGCGAACTTCAAACTGAAGGTCCGTAAGGTCGCTGGGTTCATCAATTATGACAAGTCTGAGTTCGATTCGCTGTCGGAACTGTTTAGTGGGGACGACACGCAGCTCGAAGAACTCTGGAAGAAGCAGTACCCCCTTAAGCCGTTTACTGATCCTTCCAACTTCAAGTCATATGACGAACTGAAGGAGCGTCTGAGCACTGTCGTTGGTGATGATATCCGATTCACCGATGTCTCTACGAACACCGTAGAGAGCGTTCAGATGGATCAGGAGCAAGCTCCTGCTGTTACTCCGGATGTTGGTCCAGAGACTGATGCCATGGATTACTTTGCGAAGCTCTCGCAGGAATAATCAGGCATATCCGAATGGGTTTTGTCCGACTTTAATATCGGAACTACCTCGGACTTTAAAAATCGCAGATGACGATGGAGGAGTTCTCACCCCTACTTGGGGTGGGAACTTGTCTGCGTCAAAGTCCATAGGACTTGCAGCCATCACTCCTCTAGCATCTACTGCTTCTTGTACTTCTCTTTTTCCTTGACCTGGCTCCGGTGAAGACTGTAGACCAAATGATTCATATTCTTTTTTGATATCTGTTATTCTATCATTTGATACTGTATTGATAATGGCAACTTCGGTCTTTTCCGCTATAGTTTCGCCAAGATCATATGATTGTTCCATTATTGAACTCTCAAATTCGGCTGATTGGAAATCAATCTTCGCATCGTCAGCTACAACTTCTTCATCTGTTGTATGTACGTCTTCCTCCTGCTCAACTTGCTCTTCCAATTCAGTAGCGGGAGATCCAAAATCTATCTCAGGCACTCGAAAATCATCTAAATCAAACATGCTCTGATTTTCATCTTCAATGGACGATTGAGCCAAATCTTGTATATTTAATTTTTCTTGTTCATCTTCCATTTGAGTTAAATCCTATTTTTTGATCTTAGTTGTTCTTTCTTGAGGTTCTCTTCTTGTATAAATCCATTTAATATGTTGAGGTAAATCTTTCTTTCCCACGAGATCATATTTTCAATTTCAGTCAAACTGTATCCGTGTATATGCATTAACTGAAAATTTAGATAATAAAAGCTAGATAGGTCTACATTACAAAAAATAAGGTAAAAAAATCCTCTGCGCTCCTTAATGGAATGGAGTGCTTTTGGTTTGTTTCATACTCAACATCATAGCTATAGTTTAGAATGTCATTTAGATTTTCTGATATCTCATTCTTTACCTTTATTGGTAATGAGTCCAACAAATCTTTTTTCTGCTGATCCGGAAGCTCAGACACGATAATGGTCTCTTCCTCAGTTTGAATTGATTCTATACCACTTTCAACATCTTTTATCTTTTTGGGTAAAGTTAATTTAACAATAAATCCATTACTGCGAAGTGTAGTCTTGGTTTTACTTCCATTTAGACTTATGTCATTTAGATTTATTGTTGCGTCTACTCGCTCCTGTGTATATGGACAAACAAAGTTGACCTTTGAGACTGAACCTATTGATATCTTTCGTAAATGAAGCATACAGTGAATCAGATCAACTTCAGATAAAGTATTAACTTCTATGTCAATTTTGTCTTTTAAAATTTCTATAAATGTTATATACGAATCCAACTTAGATCCAGCACGTTTTGCAGCAGCTATTACCTTCTCGTCCCGGACAGTAAGAGGTTGTATATGTACCGTTTTTTCTAAAGCAGGTAAAGTGGTTTCGTGTGTCGGTAATGTAAACATAAAATAATCCTTTCAATTCAAATTTTATAACGCACCTACGAGATTACCTTCACCATCTCTAACATCGTAATAACGGAAGGTAAATTGAACACTGAATAGTACTGGAGCAAAGTCTTCAACTGGTTTTAGGTCTATAGGATAAAGAACGCGAGGATAGCATTCACCAAATGTCCAATGCAGTGACTGTGTTGGACTTTCTCCAAGATTTACTCGAAGTGAACCATTCCGAACTGCATCATATAACCCATCTCCCGGACCCTGTGGCTGAATTATCTGATTATTCCATTTATTGATGAAGTTAAACGCTGATCTATTATCTGAGCCATATTGCATATAGAATGTAATAAAAAGACCTTGGTTCCAACTTTTTCTATATGGCATATGTCGTATATTGTGACCACCCGTATTGAAATTCGGATCAGCTACGTTTGTTTCTGTTACAGTTGTCACGTCCCATCCGGGAATTTTAACTGAAAATGCAGGAATATCCGTTAATTGGTTTCCCTGAGCAGGAGTCAAATCAACAGAAAATCTGTTGTGTCGAACAAATCCTCGCGATTCGTATCCAAGTTGACTTATTAGTGTGTCTACATTTGATCCATCTAAAGACATTTACTTTCCCCTAAAAATATTTTTTTCTGTCAAAATTTTAAATTTCCAGTCATTATCCGCGCATAGCTTTTCAGCAGCCTCCCATTTCGCTTCATTGATTTGGTAGGTTTTCATATTCATCCTATAGGTTTTTGTCACCTTTGTTTTTTTCTTTGGTGGCATTGTTTGTTTGTATGGCTTAACTTCGATCAAATAGGTTTGGATATTCCCGTCATTTTCCTTTATTTCGGCAATAAAATCTGGATAATACCGGTGACGTTTTTTGTCCACAGGGGAAATGTATGGTATAGCTAATTCTTCACTCGCCCATCTTACAACATTTTTATTATTATCTAGATACTTACAGACTTTCCTCTCCCACGTTGAGCGACAAACTATATTAGCTGAATTGCCAATATACTTAGATGGATTTTCTGGCTTGTATTTCGATTTGTACGACATTTCTTGAATATATATAACGGTTCTAAACTTTTTGCGAGCAAGGATATCAAATATGGCAAGAACAATAGACTGGGGATTCTCTGACAACTCATCCGAAGCCCCATATTTTATAAATTTTGATTGCTATGATTTTGCTAGAACATCTTCGGGTAGAGCCGATATTATAAATGGTGCTGGGAATCCAATACAAAGTATTATATTACCGGGCTGTGCTATTGGTAGGGGATCTTCACACAGGTACTCTGAAGATTCAACTATGGCAGAAAATTTAGGACAGGCTCTATCCACAATTGACGAATCGTTTGCGTCCTTGCAGGACGCAAGCGGCAGCAACACACAAGATTTGGTCGAGCAAGCAGAAAAACAATCCGCAAGTATTGCATTACGATACCAACAGGACAACTTTGCTCATATCAACTCAACGCTTGGTCGCATAGAAATGCTTACCACAGAAACTGCATATCTCGGATCATCCAAAAGAAAATATAATTTCTATTGGAATCTCAAATCTACAAGTCGTGGAACTTCAGATTCCGATAGAGCCGCGTTTATAGCAGAGACATTTGAAACTCTATCATTACCTGTCGTTGGTAGGTTAGGTGAAGGAGCAATATCAGCGGCTACAAGAATGGAACCACCACCAATTTGGACATTTAATGCTTTAGATGTTAGAGGGAATCCAACGCAATCGCTAACCAAAACATGGTTAGGAAATCCAAAACCTTGCATTTTACAGAATGTTTTATCTAATGTGGACAACCAATCATTTTATTATCAGGATGGCAGTAAACCATTTTCGTACAATCTAACACTATCCTTTGTTGAACTAGAAAATGTGTTAAATGCAGATGGTATGGTTTCTCGCTCAGAATATTTCCGTCAGATAGGGAGCGGATAATACCCATGTATTTTAATTTTCTTAGAAATATAAATTATATGTTTAATGGTGTATCCCACCAAATAAAAAATATATTCAATCGACCAGTCGTGTCAACAAGGAATATTACTAGTGTTCGTATTGAGAATGAAAATACTCCAGATATATCATCAAATATGAGATATGGTAATAGTGATGTGTTTTACGTTAACACGCTTATAAACAACATAACAGAAAAAGAGTTATGGCCAAAAACTCAACTGGAGTTTTCAAATACAATTTCAACAACGTATAAGGGATTTGCATTTCATATACTAGAAACGCCATCAAGTAACCTGCAACGAGGAGATATTATAATCTTAAGCTCAGATATTGGCCAGTGCGATTTGGGAGATGTCGAATGTTATCCAACGTATGGTATCATAGAAGAGTACGATCCTGCGCTAAGAAAAATTTGGATTAAAAATTACATTATTGGTACCAAAACAACTGCTACTACCGAAAGTAATTTCTTTAAAGAAAATAACAAATTTAAGATATTTAAAAGAAAATCTAATGGCGTTATTTCTGATCCCGATGGTGTATCCATTACAAATTCTAGATTTTTTGACTTCGATCCAAACTACACATTTGAGCAACGTGTATTTACCATGAAAAAAGTTACTGCTTATATAGATTCCGCAGATAAATTTAAGTACTCCGTATCAAACTCAGAAGTAAATCCCCTACAACAGAATATGAATGCAAATTTTGATTCCAGTACAAATATATTTGATACATTTGTTTCAGAGTACAATTCAGGAAATACAAACGGATCATGTTCTTTGCTTGACGCATATATTCTTGAAGCAAATGGACAGACTGGTCCAGATAAATCAAATTACATTTTAGATTATAGGTTTGAGCCTGATGTGGTCATAAATCGTTTAACCTTAGAAAATGAAAATGAACGGTACATATATGCAGCAAATAAATCGGCGATACCAACAATAATTGATGATATTGAAAGACAGTTGAATGACAAATAGTGGATCTAAAAATGATATTTATTTTCAAAGTATTGCAATAAAGCCACCAAGTGTTAGTGATGGACTTGGTGGTATAGGTCAGACTCCCAACGAGGGTGAGTTTATTGAACTTCCACTTACTCTTGGTGGAGCAGATGTTTCTTTGTTTGGTGGAATGGAGATAACAGAAGATATTTTTGCTGGAGGATTGCGGGGATTTATAATACTAAATGATGCAGTTTTTACTGTATCTGATATAGCAAAGCCAGGAGCATTAATAAAGTTTTCATTTTCAACTAATAATCCAGACAGACAGGGAGCTTTGACTGGAGTAACTGATCTGCAATTTTATGTTCATAATGTATCAATAGTTTCGAACATTGCACCGGGAGTTATTCGCAATGGAGGAAGTTCTCAAGATGTATCGTATAGATTGGAATTTGCATCGTTTGAGAGTAATTCTTTACAATTCGAAGAGCTGCCTTTATTTGAGGATGATTGGGTTGGAACAATAAGTGAGTTCATAACGTTACAGTTAAATAAGTATTTTTCGGGTGGGGGTGAGTCTGATGATAATCAATCCGTCTTATCAAAAAATACATCACAGGTTGA